TATAGTGGACCCTATGAGCTTCCCTCTTACGAGGAACCAGGTAAGACACCCGACACAAGGGCATCCCCAGACAGTATCATTGCTGAGTAACCGTCCGGACTGGTCAAACTCCTCCCTTCGTACTTTTGTTTCCTTAGGGAATCAACGTATCCAGGTAAGAGGCGATTCGGTCCGTAACGTAAGTTTACAAGCAACACACTACCCAATGGGGGTGTCACTTCCCAAGGATACCCGATAGAGTATCACTTGCAGGGACGTGTTACGGATTGTTCCGAAAAGCTAGGATATTCCTTAGTCTTAACAAGACAAATGAAGAGTCCCTCCCCTATAGAAAGGGACCTACTTCATCGCTTGTCAAGAGGGAAAGGAATAGCCACTCTGACTCCAACCTAGAGTTGAGCCATAGATGGCTATCTCTCGACCTCGAAAGACGCCGAGCCACCACGCTTACTCTTCATGAGTAGTCGAAGCAGCCTGAACGAGTCATCAATCATATCCTTTCGTTTAACCGAAAGACGATAGAATTGAAAATCTCGCTGAAGTTGCTCCAACTTACTGATCCGATCCAATAGACCGTTAAGGTCTAATGTATTCAGATCGACTAACTTCACAGGGTCGATATATCGAACACCTGGGAAGAAAAGTCCTTGAAGAATGAACTCAGGGACCATAAACCCTAGAGAATCTTTTCCAATCACTAATTGCAGTTCCCGCACACATGTCTTAACATTTTTATGACAAGACAGTGTTAGGTCAACAATGCGATCTTCAAGATAACCTCTAAGGAATGCTTGGTTCAACCTGAAATACTTCTGCATGGCAGGATCAAGTCGAGGCATTGTAAGAGTTTTTCCCCTACAATACTTTACGACAAGATCTTCCATAGCAGAGGTACGCAGATTGGCAATGATCCGACCTCCAAAATAACGTATCGGATTCTTGGGATCTACCAAGAAATCAGATACATATTGAAGAGGAAGGACACCCCTATTTACCATCATTCCGAGATATGAAATCAAGGAATATTGGTAAGAGGGAACATTACCTCACTGCGGTCCCGTAATTACCTTAAAGGCTCTCATCGGATGGGCTATGTTACGACGGGTCAAGAGATCCGCGGCAACACATGCCCGACCAATCAGAGAATCTTGCGAAATGAGCTGACGTCAGGAGAAAGGAGAAACCTCCTTCTTCCCGATCGAAACTCTTTTTGCAAATTCAATTACAGGACGATCAGGTGCAATGAGGGATTTTGATTTGTTACAAGATACCCCAAGTTGGTTTTCCATTACATCAAAGTAAATGGCACTAACTTGAGGATCAAAGATAACAATATCATCTCCCAGAACCTCATAATTTGTGTACCACCTGACATCACCATAAAGATCAATATTGATCTTCTGGAGAATCAGGTGATGACACAGATTGAGCATTGCTCATGAGGACAAAGCACCCATAGGCTGGCCTACTGAGTACCGTAACTGAAGAGTTTCGGGGACTAACCCCCTAACATCCTTAGTTAACTGATAATCTCGGTCGACCATCAAGTCACGCCATGCTTGACCAAACGATTTACCTGAATCATATCCGGAACACGGAATGTGTCCGAATAATGAATCAAGAATCGCCGCTTGCAATTGAACGGGTAACCGATCAGTTGCAGCAGAAAGATC